CCTTCAGGGGGAACATATATTGCTTTTTGTTGTGCTGTATCAATAGTCCATCCAGTTATATCTGCCCAATTATCTGAACTTGAAAAATCGCCATCCGTAATTAATTCGCTTCCTAATACTGCATTATCTAATGCCCACCAACTAACTAAACTTGTTTTTTCTACAGAGCCTAACTGACTGTAAGACTTGTTCATAACGGATTGTACTTCTTCGGGGGATAAGGCTCTTGACCAAACTGCTACATTAGCAAGTTGCCCATCCCAATAGTCTCCAGAACCGTGCCAACCTCCTATTTTAATTCCTTTATCACTATCAAGGTCACCACTCGATGCAACAGTACCATCTTCTGAACCATTAAGGTAAACTTTTAAAGTTCCATTGTTTCTTACTGCTGTGTAGTGATACCAAGTTCCGATAGACACAGTTGTTGCACCAACAGCATCATCGCTTCCAGCTATGTCTCTGCATATAATTTTACCACTATTATTAATTCCAGCTCTCCACACATCTTCATTAGCACTACTATTTTGTCTACTTATTGCCCAATTCCAATTATTATTTTCATCTACATTAAACCAAAATGAAACAGAAAAATCTCCTGTGCTAAAATCAAAATCAACACTATCTGAAGTTGTTATATAATTGCTGTCAACACCACCAAACTCTGTCGAACCCTCTGATGGGAATGCAAGTGTGTCTGACCTACTTGATTTGAAATCGAGGTATAATTTAAGGTTGTCCTTGACGAATGTTAAAAGGGATGCACCCCCTTTAGCTAGGCTTGCTGCTAATCCAAGCATTAATCTAGCCTAAGTATGCTACTACTGAACCGCTTGCTAAAGTAAAAGCAGACCAACGACCAAAAATTGTAACTCCTTGTGGAAACGTAACACTAGCTGTACTATCTCCATTATTGTTAGAGTTTCCTATGTATAAACTAGTCCCACTCTCAGGCGTAAGAAGACTAAATACTGCATCTTCTAGAAATGTAATAGCTACTATTTCTTTTCCTGATACAGCAGTAACTCCTGTTTCTAATATAGAACCTGCTTGTCCTAATCCAATGTTGTTTGATTCATTGACTGAATATTTATGTAATGCCATCTTGTTTCTCCTTGCTTATGACTTACCGAGCGTGACTTGTCTCATGGTCATATTGGTTAAAAATCATATCCTCTAATAAAATAAGAAGTACCATCTTTATTTATATCAGATTCTTTTTTTGCTTTATTTAATTCTTGTTGCCATAAATTTCTAAAATATATAGCATTGTTTATCATATCAGGTCTTTTTTCATAACCTCTTGCTACGGCATAATGTGTTAATGTTTCATGAAACTCTGCTGGTATTGCTGGACTTTCTTTCATTCCAATGCCTGTTCCTGTATCACTAGAAATAAAATCTTCATCTCGTTTAGTAAAATGCAATGTTACTGTATCTACAGTAGAAGGAGAAGTAACGCTAGTATTAGTTGTACTAGAAGTTTTTACTATGCCTATTTTATTATCTTTTATAAACCACGCATGGTTTTGTGCTGCTGTTTTAACTGCCATCTGTTTTCTCTGGTAATCCTGATAATCTACTTATTTCATAATCATTTATATCAACTCTGTTTATTTTAATAACATTAGAATCGATACTATAATAACGTGTGTCTACAACTGTATTAAATGTTGTAGTACCTGATAATATTTCTGTTTCTCTACAAAATTCTTTTAATGCTTTATTTAAATATAGTCTTGCTTCAGTTTCTCCCATATCTGGATGATGCATGCGTATAATTTCAATCATTTGTGCTTGTGTCATGCTTGTACACCTCTCAGTATTTGTGCTTTTTCATTATACATTTGAGTAAGTTTATCATACTGTGCTATAAACCAATTGTATTTAGTAGATGCTCGTTGCAATGCACTTGAAAACACTGTGTTTTTTGCAGACAATTCTTCTTGATGAGTTTGTATGTACGTACCAATTTTTTGCAATTGAGCAGACGCTAATTCAACATCTTCATCTGTCTGTATCATATCACCCGCAACTTCAAACCAATCACTAAAATCTGTTTTAGAATTACCTGTACTTAAAGTATTTGTAAGTTCTTCTGCTGTACCCGCTATTGTAGGTTTTGTAATACCAGCAGGTAATTGAGCAAACTCTTCATACATAGACCTAACTAAATATTTTCTTGCAGCACCTGTAACAATAAAGTCCTCAGCTTGAATAGGAAGGTCAGTAGTTGATTTCATATTGTGTTTAACTACAGGATAAGTCAATCCTATTATTTCACCTTGCTCATATCCATTTATTAAAGGCCTAATATGTATATTTCCGCTTTTTATAAAATATGAAGGGCTTCTTTTTGTAGCAAAATGAATAGAATTTGGGTCATTAGATTGCTGAACTAAACCACTTGGAATAATTTTAGCATTGTATCCATCTCGATTAACTTCTAATAATTTAAATTTTCTAGTGTCAAATTTTTTCTCATGAACAACAAAAACATTCCATCCGCTTGATATTTGAGATGCAGTTGTTCCATTTACGCCTCTTATGATTGTAATAGTATTACTAGAAACAGAAACAACTTTAACTCTTTCAGGTTGTAAAACAACACCGTTTTTAAATGCAACAATAGAACCTACTTTTAAAAAACTATTAGCAGAACCAGTTAAAACAAAAACAGTTGCTTCATTATCAACAGTAGCATTTACATCTTTACCAACATCATTAAAGTGTTCTGACTCTGTTAATCTATGTGTAGAAGATGCTGATATAAGCATTTCTGGATTCATAATGTCAATAGCATTCATAGCTTCTTCAGTTAGCCATTCAGTAAATGCGTTTTGGTCTATTGAATCAGCAGTAATTGCGTCTCCTACTAATGATACTATTCTTGTTGCAAATGTTTGATACATATTTATTTAAAGTTTAGGGGGACCTTGATACACTTTAGTTTCACGAACTTCCGCTTGTCTTAGACCCCCATTTTTTTATAAAATTTTAATAGGCTTTTTTAGAGCGTCCATAATTGGGTCTTTTTTTTTACTCGGTTTGACCGCTTTCTTTTTTACCATTTTCTTTTTTTTCATAATTTTTCCATAGAGGAGGGGCTTTATGCCCCTCCTTCTTTTATTTTCTATTAACTAGTAAAAGCAGTAACAAACGCTACGTCACTATTTGCATTTAAGATAATCCACTTTGAACCATCACATACTATATGCATACGTGAACCAGCATCTGAAGCATCACCAAATCCTCTGCTTGCACCAGATGTTATTGCGGTAACTACTCCTGAACCATTTAATATTACACCACCAACAATATTTGAATCTGAAGTAATCAATACCTCTGAAGCAGCGTTACTTGCTACTCCAACAACTATATCATATTCATATCCTTTGCTAGATGCTGTTGCTGGTAAAGTAATTGTGAAGTTCCCTGCGGAACTTGCATTAACTACTATTTTTTTACCAGAATCTGCAGGAGCTAATGTAACGTTAGCACTTACAGCTTTTATTCCTGCTGTTGAACCACCTAAATAAGGTCTAGCCATAATTAGCCTCCTTACGCTGTGATTTTAAACAGAGAATGACTCTCAATTAGCTGTATACCAAGTCCTTCATCAGACATATATTGGTCTTTAACACCATCAAAGGCATTGTCAGTTTTAATATTAGCCTGATACATTGCTGGTCTGTATTGTGCATGGAATAGATTCTCATCAGAGACTACAACCATGTACTTATTATACTGATTACGCAATGCTGGAGTTGGAATTAACTGTAACATGCCATGAGGTGTTTCAAGTACTCTATAGTTAAAGCCTAATGAATCACGCTTCATGTCACCAAGGTTAACACTCCATCCAGAATTTCCAGACAATCCAGAATCACCAGCCATTTTAGACCAGTATCCTAAAGCACCAGCACCTACAAAAGCACGTTTAACACCTGCTTCTGGTACATACTGAAATACTTTTTCCATATCATCTACAAAGTTACCATAAGAATAACTAGCTTCAGAAACAGTAAAGATATTTTCATAATCTTTAGTCGCATCTGAAGAACCGTAATTTTCTATAGCACTTACAATCCCATAAGTAGTTCTTATAAGATTTCCAGCTGTATCTGTCCTTCCACTATCTGTAAAAGATTCTCCAGTAGCACCATCTCTAGCATCAGCTAAATCTGTACCACCCATTCTTTTACCAAAAAGAAAAGCTTTTTCTTTTTGCATTTTGTGTTCTTGTGCTTTCTGCCTACGCAATCTTGCTAACTCAGATGACTCACCTTTTAAAACAGCAGCTTGAAGCGTACCTGTTACTTGTAGGGGAGTTTTAAAAATCTGAGTAGAATTGTGAACAACTGAAAGTTCATCAGCCCAAGCATCTGGCGCAGAACTACCTTCACCATGTGCATTACCAACTACACAAAAATAGTCATCATTAGAAACTGAAATAGCACTTAATGCTTTTACAGTAATGTGATTAGCTTCTGGTATAGCTGTAATAATTGCAATACCCCTGTTAGTTGTTTTAGTTACATCCCATATTTCACAAGTTAACCCAATCCAAGAAGAATCTGGTGAAGATGATAGATTATAAATACCATCAACTTCTAAAGAATCTCCAGCATCATTATTATCTAATGTAGCTCCTTCTGCAGCTTGAAACTCTTGCTTTACCCAAGGGTTCCTATGTTCAAACATTTTGAATATAGGGTCTGGTACTGAACGCATTTCCTGATTACTAACCATTGTAGTAAAAGGAGCAACATCAGTCCATAATTCCTTAGTAACTTGTGGGTCTACATGAAAATCTCGTCTTTCATCAAAGATAACTCCACTAGCACCAAGGCTTTTTGTTGTTGCAGCCATTTATGACTCCTTTTATTAGCGTCCTAGTAATGCATCACTAAATGACTGCTCTTCAGTTCTTGGCTGTTCAGACTTTCCTGTAATTACAGAAGGGTCTTTAGGTACCGATAACCTTTGAGCTTGATTTTGCATTTCTTGTGTTTTTTGTTGCACTACTGGGTTCGCATTTGTTCTTAATTCAAATAACTTAGCTAAATTATCCATAGATAGATTATCAGGAGCAGAAGCCCATTGAATGAACTGACCTGCTTTTTGATTATCCCAGCCATATGAATTAACAGCATGACTATATGCTTGTTGCCTCATAGACTCTTCTTGTTGAGCAGCAGCTTGTCTTTGATACGCTGCTTGCATATCAGATTGACGCTGTGAATCAACACCTTTTAGATAACCAAGATAGTCATCTCTATAGCTTTCTTTAGCCATTCGATACTGAAACGACTTTGATTCTGGGTCGTTATAAGCATCGACTTCATTGTAATTAACTGGTTTTTCAGGTTCTGTTGGCTCCTTCAACGAAGGCTGTTGAACTCCCATTTGGGTTTGTCCTACAGGTTGTCCGTTGGAGAGCTTGGTTTCTAAACTTTGGAGAACCTCTGGATTTTGACGTATCATTTGTTCTACAGGTTGTAGACCATTTTTATAATACTCCAGTTCTTCTCTAAGCCCAGACAACTCACTCTTGGCTTTATCAGCCTGTGACTGCCAGTACTCATACCTATCAGTGTCTCCTTTTTGGTCAACACTGTTTTCTGTGGTTTGGCTAATTGGTTCTGCAACCTCTTGCCCTGTAACAGGGTTTAGGTCAACGTTAGGAACTGATTCAACTTGAGGTGCCTCTGCAGACAACTCTCCTTGAAACATTTCTACGTTACCTGCGGGTGCAGTACCAGCATCAACTACTTCCAAATTTTCCATACTCTTTTCCTTTTTTGCGATTTGGTTAATTCCAGCAACCGCTTCCTCAATTCTTTATGTTTCATCTAAACTTAATATGCGTTCATTCATGTTACGCTGTGGATTAGATTCACTTGCATTTGATAAATCATTTCTAGCTAATTTAAGTTCATCACCTAATCTAGCCTTATATAATTGTTGTGCCATTTCTATCTTAGCTTCTGCTTTAGCAAGTTTCTTTTCAAATTCTTTTACCTCTACACGTTTTCTATCATGTAATGATTCTCTTTGTGCAGTTTGCAAATCACCTTTAAGCTTTTTAATCTCTTCAGATTGTGATTGTACTTGTTGTTGCATCTGTTGCATTTGTCCATTTCTTTCAAGGACACCTTCCATGTCTGCAACATCAGTTTGTTTTAACAATTCTATTTGGTCAATTAAACCAGCTTGGTATAATTGCATGTAGTACTCAAATCTTGCCCAACGATTACTAGGTAGTGTTGAACCAGATGCTACGATAATATCATACTTACCTACAGTAATATCATTTAACTTGCCTACTACATTACCTATATCATCATACAGCGGACTATTTACTACAACTTCTTTAGGTTTATTATTTGGTTGCATTAGTCTTAAAACTTTTTGGTCTGTATATACATATTGAATTAAACCTAATACTACTTTACCTAATTGATTTAACCCTTCTTCTATATCATCTCTTTTAGATTTAATTCTTCTTTGACCATATTCATCTAAAGCTACAGTTCCTTTAAAAGTTTGTGGTGCAGCACTCATATCGCCCTGCATTAAAGCGTATATACCAAGTATTTTTTCAATATCAGCTTTAGCATCTGCCTCATTTTTATATAACTCATTTGGCAAAGGAATTGGGGATGCTACTACAGGACTGCCTAACTCTGGGTCAAACTCTATAACCGCTGTTCCAGCCCTACCCCAATCTTGTTCTACTTGCTGCTTGTTTACTGCACCACGAGGAATTAATAATTTTACGTTTGTACTACTAGATGCGTGTGCAATTATTAATGAGCGTATTTTATTAATGTACTCTTGCAATCCTTTTACAAGTCTAACATCTGACATTGGGTAAGGGTTACGATTAAACCCATTCATAATTGGTACTATAGGATACTCTTCTATAGGCAGTACTGATTGATATAACATTACATCACCTACAGAAACACATTGTTTAATATTTGTTATTTCAATTTGATTAACTAATATTTTTTCTTCTTCTATTAAATGCATCTTACTAGCAATATCTATATGGCTGGTAGAGTTTGGAATAGAACCCTGATGCTCTTCTCCTGCCATAGGAACTGTTTGTCCTGATGCAGGGTCTTGCATTAAATGAAATGTATCTCCTACACTATCGTGCAGTTGAGCATAACCTCGTACTTCTTTTTCATCTGTAAATATTTGTTGCTCACCGTTAGAGTTAGTTAAAATAATTATCTGTTCATTTTGATAATCTTTATACTCTTCTTCGTTTAATACTTTTTCTTGATTTGAATAAGGGTCGTATATTTTATAATAAGGCATACGTATTTTTGTATACCTTGTAAACATTTCTAGCTCTCTATCTCCTGATAATTCTTCTCCAGCAATTCTACTTTTTAAAGTAACGTCTTCTGATTTTAAACTATGTCTGCTTTCTGAAGTAATATTTATATGACTAGTTTCTTGAGAATTTTTTATTTGCTCTTCGTACTCTGGATAAAATTGAATTAATTGATTTTCACTCATTAATTTTGCTACTAAAATATGCCCAGAGTCTCTGCAAAAAGGGTCTTTACTGCTAGGGTCAAAATAAACTTCAAGTGGGTCTAGTGATTTAAGACAAACTTCACCACGACCAAAGTCTTTATCTGGGTCTGTATATGCCATCATAACTCCCATGCCTTTAACATAGTAGTCATCAATAGCTTGCTTGAGTTCTACGTTGCCATTGGAATTATCCCAGACGTAGGACATCAAGTCAGAAAAAATACGACCAACTTCTGTATCGCTGGTTTCTCTGGCAGTTGACTGAAATCGTGGCTTATTAGCAGTAAGCAATGCTTTTGCTTGCTCTACTGCAGAAAAAATTACATTTACTACAATTGGTTCTTGTGCTTTACCTCGTAATGCATCAGACTGTTCTTTTGTCCATTGTTTACCATTACGAAATTCGTTATCCTCGACAGCTTGTTTTGCCCAGTTTTCTCTAGAAGAACTGTATTGGCTTAAAAGGTCGTGGGTAAATTGTACTTCTGGGTCTTTAGAATTAGAGTTGTTATGCATGTATAAAGAGTTTGTTAATGAGTTAAACTATAAAGTTAAGTAAAAAGTTCCAAATTAAGATGTTTTCCAATCATACTTCTTTGCAGCGACTCTGCTGCTAGATTGATTATTCTTATCCTCTACTACATGATTAGGTGTATAACATTTTTTCATAGCATAATATAAACCATCTAATAAGTCATCATGTTTACCTCTAGGATATAATAGCAATTCGTCTCTTAAAGATAGTTGGCTTTTTTTAATATACATTTTTTTCTGCGCAAAGTATGGCTCCATTGTTTCAAGCCTTGATGATTTACTAGTTCGTGGTGATTCTTTTATTTCTAACCCGCTAATAAATAAATTTTCTTCTTCTGTCCTTTGCTTTAGATATTCTCGTAACATTTCTTGATAGCCTACAGACTCAATACGTACTTTTACAGGTTTGTATAGTTTAAAATACTCTATAATGCTTTCTGCTAAGTTCATAGGGGTTGCTCTTTTGCGATAATATTCTAGAATATACCGATTATTATTATTATCAACTGCTACAGGCATAATAACACTATAGTCAGCTGTTTTGCGTATTGAGGATGCAGGGTCAACCCCCATAAAGACGTTTACTGGTATTTTATCAATACCAGTATTTAAATAATGTTGACTATTTTCATCTATTTCTAGTTCATAATCATGATATTGTATATAAGCTTCTTTAAACAGCTGGTCTTCATCTCCAACTATTTGACATAGATACTCTCTATAAAAAACACTTACTCTTGCTATTGATTCTAGCTCTTCTTTTTTTTGTTTTAATTTTTTTATAGGTTGCCATTCTTCCCATAAAGCTATTTCTTTATCCATGTCTGGACTAAAATGCATATTGTTCCAACCCTTCATTTCTTTTAATACTTCTACTAAACAACGTTGGTGTTGTGGTGTACCAATAACAATTATCTTTCCTTTCTTAGGGTCTAGCGAAGGAACTGCTGATTGCAATAACCATCTAAGGTTTTGCTCCATAGCTTCAGCAGTCTTAGTATTGTTTTCATCTTCAGGGTCATCTACAATAATAAGCGTAGGTCTTTGACTACCTACCTTAATACCTCTAAGCTGTTGACCTGTACCTTTGCATATAATCATAGAGCCATCTTTTAACTCTATTTCTGATTTAGCCCATTGCTTTGCGCTATGTTGTCCCCAGTATCCATATATAGCTCTAAACGTTTCACTATAATCAAGCGTATCTTTAATTGTACCTAATAATTTTATAGCATGGTCTTGAGTTCTTGATACTAAGACTATTAATTTATTCCCCTCGTGATGCATAAGGTGGTATAAAGGGTACACACCACCCACAATGGAGGATTTAGCATGACCACGAGGGGCAATGATGTTTACTTGTTTGGAGGCATTATCAAGTAAAGCATCAGCAATCTTATAATGAAAATCTGGTGAAGGCACAGTAAACATACTTGGCATTATAATTTTACCAAACATTATCATGCTCTTCTTTAATTTATTTATAACTAGTTTATTATCTTCTGCCACGTTTTTTCTTTTTAGGTTTAGGGCATAATGTGAGACTATGTATCATTGTTTCTTCATAATGCCCAGTTTTTACACCGCAGTGTTTATGATTGCCACAATCTGTAGCAAAAGCACAAGTTCTATCTATAATAGGACAATATGCAAACATTAATAAATATCGTCACTCCATAGCATCCCATAGGTTTCCATTTCTTTTAAAGCATCAAGTGCTACGGAAGATAAAAAATCAGGGTCACTAGTAGGCATTGCAGCTATAACATGTAATGCTCTAATAGATACTTCTAGTTGGTCTTCTATAATATTAGCATTAATATGCTCGTATTCTTCATCAGGAGTCAGGTCGTTCATTTGTTTCCTCTTTTCTTTGTAATGTTAACTTGTTCTCCTCCATTGCTATAGTATCAGCTATTTGTTTTGTAACATCTATCTGTACTGTATCTGTTAATACTTTTTTACTAGGCTTCATTTCTAGTAAGTCCATTATTGAATCATTTGCTTTTAAAAAATTATTTACATCGCCTTTCCCTTCTGCCATATGTAATGCTCTTAGCAGGTTATCTACTGCAAACTCTTTGTTAACGCTTTTTTTAGACAATAACTCTTTTAATTTTTCTTCTACCATATTCTTTGTAACCTTTTGTTTTAAAAATCTACGAACAGTTGCTGCAGGTATTTCTTGGTCAGGTCTATATATGTTGCCTAGTTTATCAAAATCTACCTTATCTCCAGACAATAACATGTTTGCATATGCTCCTACAGTATTCTTTGCTCTTGTAGTGTTTATTTCTTGTTCTTTCCAATCCTTAGCTGGATTTGTTTTAGAATAGCACTCATATGCATGATTCAATTCAAATTTTATTGTAGAAAAAGAACTTCCCCATCCTACACCACATGTTAACTTAATAAATGTTCGTATATTACCATTCTTATCTGTATAATCTTTTTTAGAGACACATTTGCTAACATAATCATCATCTGTAAGCCCCCAGTCCCCAGTATCGCAGTCTTTCCAGTATAAATAATTTATTTTTTTATTATTTGCTTCCTCTTTTGTATATATAGAGTATTCAGCAGTTTTATGGTTAATTCTTCGTTTTATTTTTATCATAATTCCTAGTAACTGTTACTATATAGTAACTGTTACTATATAAGTAACTTATATATAACTATATACTTTAATCCATACTCTCATCAGACTTATATCCTTGCTTCTGTTCAATAATTTTAGATATAATCTTAAATTCAGCTTCTAACTCTTCTGCACTAGAGTTCATTCTATCTAAAAGTGTCTGATAGTTAGCTTCAGACATACTAGATTCTTCCCATTTGCCTGTAGTCGTGTTAAATACTTCGTAAATTCGTTTTTTATTGCTCATGTCCTTTTAAGTTAAAGTTAAACATTATGTTAATTCAACCTAAAAGTTTAGTAATATGTTCCAATACTCTTGTGGAAATATATTTTAGAATGTGTGTGAGAGGTATATAGGTTACCCTACCCCCTTACATTAGGGGTTGTGGGGTTGAATTAGGTTGAGTTGAAACATCGAGTTAGGTTGAGTTCGTTACACTCACCCTTTATTAACCCCTCCCTTATCATACATCTGGCGACCCCCTGTCTGTGTGCAGACAGCCGCAGTCGCACAGGTATTCCCCTATATGTACGTGTGGTAGTAATATATAATCCTTACGTATCGTTAGAGTAATCCTTTATCTCTGGTATTTAGTTAACTTAACTTAGGAGATTGAAATCAATGAATAAATACATAAAAAATACTGGGTATTTCTTTGTAGGCACAAGCGTGATACTATGTGCTAGTGCAAAAGTAGCTTACACTTATGCATCAGCTGGAGTTGAAACAGCTGTTAAAATTGGTAAGAAAGAAATGTCTACTAAAGAGTCATCTAATAATTGTTCAGTTGAAGACCAACTTAGACAAGGATTTCGTGAGTGTTCAGCAGGAGACCATTGTCCAGCAATTTTAGGCGATGAATGTTCAGCGTGTAGTTAATACACACATATAGAGGGGTGCAAATCCCCTCTATAACTTAATCCTTTATCTATAAATAAACATGGAGGTATACATGATAGTATGCATAAGCGAACGGAGCTTGTACTATAAATTTCAAGATTTAAACTCAGGCTCCGTTGAGTTAGTAAACAGAGATAAGTTCGACACTAAAGAACTTGCTCGTGATGAGGCAACTCATAGATTTGCACAGAATAGTGCTATACAATCTGTAGAGTTCACTCAATAATACCAAAAGTCCCTGCATAAAATTCCCTATAATTAGGTTGCAGGGCAAACTTTTAATACTAACAACGGAGGAACAATGAAACAGAAAATAAACTTTAAATGGTATGTTAATAGATTAGAATATGTAGCTCGTAAACATAAATCATTGAACGATGATGAAACTTTCAAAGCACTTATGAGTGATTTGAAAACATTGAGTAATTCTAATGTATCTAGGGAAACGTAAATAACATTAATCCTTTATCTCTGGTGTTTATTTTAAACATCATAATCAAAATAAGGAAGATACTATGAGTAAATTGTCAAAAGTTCTAGAAAGTTACTGGAAATCAATCGAGAAAGTCGTTGAAACACGCAATGAAAAGCGAGCCAGTAAACGTATTTGGTTTAATAAATCTGTCAATACTAACGGAGTATGGCAAGATACAGCAATACAAATGGACGACATAAGAGATGTAATTGATGAGGGATTTATTGTAAATATGTTCATCAAAGACATTGAAACATGTGAAGACGAGTTCGTAGAAACTACTGATATATTAAGCAAGTCTAAGTTTATACTTGCAGAGGGTACAGTGCATCATTGTAAAAATGATACTCTAAGATATATGGTAGTGTCTACTGAAGAGTAAATAACCTTATAAGTAATAGTGTGGTGTCAGCAGTTGGCACCACATTATTGTGCTAAATGTGTTCCTTCATTCTTCAGTCACTCTATATATTTAACTCACAAAAAAACGGAACCACAATAAACAAGCTGCTTTTTAAGCATGATTTTACAGTTTCCTTTATTTATAACCTTAAGACAGGTAGTTAGTAAGATAGTAAAGGCCTGTCACTAGCGAAAGCTATAGTCTTAAGTTAATAAACTACCGCAAGCTCTCATAATTACCCTGCTTTCATGCCTGTTTTAGGTACCATAATCTGTATAATCTAAAAGAAACAGCAGAGTCATTCGAAAGCGTAATTATCAATCTTGGGTTAGACTAATTAACTAACCAGTCAGGTAGCGTATAGGTTCCATAATCAGAGGAACTAAATGTCTGATTAAACAAGGTTTGCTCTGTACCTTGGCACAAAACAGAGCAAAACATTAAAGCCCTTTGAAACAAATCCTTACTACTCCTTTTTTATTGGTTTATTATTTAACATTAGTAAGTTGATAAGTAAAAGGGCTTTAAATTATATATGGTGTTAACCGCTTGGTTAATAGTATGCAGAGACGTCCACTAATGTTAGCACCAAAAACTTATTAGGGAGCTGACTGAAGTATGAAACTATTGTTATTCATGTTTGTAATTGGTAAACATGTTTATAGTGAATAGTAAGAGGCTCCCTAATAAAACCGTTATAACAGACACTGGGATGGACTAGGAGCGAGGAAGTCGAGAGCCTTGAAACATGGATACCACAGCTCACCATGAACATCCCAGAAGATATAAGAGGTTATGCACATTAACATTCGTTAACGTCATGACAATAGCCACCATTGGAAGAAACTATACATCTTATAGTAGTATAGTAGAGTACAAGCATGCGATAAACCTACCACAAGTTTGCAACAAGTGTCAGTAGGGGAAGCGTGTTAGGGTTGTGTATAACCTCTAAAAATTAAATAAGCAACATAAAAAGGGATAAATCCCTAAAAAAAGGGGATAAAACTAATAGTAATTCTCTTAGAAATAAATTAAATTATAACAGAAATAAGGGAAGTTATTATTATGTTTCATCTTCCTTTTTGCAAACAAACTGCTTCCTTTATTTCTAATATTAAAACAAACGGAGGTAAAAATGAGATGTATAATACATCCAGATGTTAAACCAGAAATGATTGAAACTAGTTATGTAGAATTAGATTCAATTACTGAAGAATATATAACTAAAGGTCACGATGTTTTGTATTGTCCAGAATGTTTTGAAGATTCGTATAAAACAGGTAAAACTATGCGTATGCAAATGCAAGCAGCACCTTTTAGATATGAATTAACTAAAGAAGAATGTAAAACAATCGAAATACAAAATAAACTAAGAGACTTAGAAAATAATCATATAGATAGATGGTTAGAAGGAGGAGAGCATAAATGAACAAATTAGCATTATTTGGTCAACTAAGTAAAACATTAGGTTATCTTGCTTTTGGTTTAAACAATGTGTTACGATTTGTAGGTACAGCAACTAGTAAAGTTGGTAATGTTGTTAGTAATAAACAACGTTACGACATAGAAGTACTAGTTGATGGAGCTACAACAATAACACATAAAAACCAAACAGAAGTACAATTACGTAATTGTCTCGAAGGTATGGATAGATTTGGTGTTACAGAAGTAATTATTAAACAACATATTAAACAACAGGAGAAAGATAATGAATCCAATAAAAGTTAAAGAAATTCTTACAACTAAAGAATTACTACATCAAATACAACAATTCTTAGATGATTTGGGTACAGCAAAACCTTTGTATGTAACTAAAGCTAAAGAATTATCAAAAGCTATTGATTATCACATGGGAGTTTTAGATAATGCACATTAAACTAAATGATAAAGGTAGATTGCAGTTTGGAATACTGTTAACACTAGACGAAGTAGATACAATAATACTTGGGCTAGAACAAGTTCCTATGGAAAAAGCTGATGTATTACAATCAGAACTATTTCATTTAAAAGCTAAGGCAACAATCAAAGGGAGAAAAACCTATGGAGAAACAAAAAAACTGTGACCATGTAAACAAAGTATATATTCCTGCAGAATTTGAAAACAATGTACAGGAAAATTTAGTTTGTTTAGATTGTTACAATAACTTACCATTAGAAAGGGAAAACATATGAGTCCAGCATTTATAGATAACATGGTGTACGTTGGAGAAACACCTTGGCATAAACAAGGTACTAAAGTACAAGAAGCACCAACAATAGAAGAAGCATTATATCATGCTAAACTAGGTTGGCAAGTAAATAAACGTAAAACATACTACTTTGATAATAATATAAACACTCAAGCAATGCCTACTGGAGGATACTGCACATACAGAACAGATACTGGTCAGGTATTAGGTAAAGGTGTATCTGAAAGATACGGTGTTTTACAAAATCATGAAGCTTTTGCTCCATTCGAACCATTACTAGACATGGGTTTCAAACTAGAAACAGCTGGTAGTGTTCAAGATGGAAGAAAAGTATGGGTGCTTGCTAAATCACCAGAGAAATACACAGTTGGAAGCGATGACGCTATAGAACAATATGTATTATTATATACATCACACGATGGTTCAGCTGGTAGTGTCTTCAGACCTACAGGTGTTCGTGTTGTATGTTATAACACAATTGAATTAGCATTGTCAAAACAAGCTAAATGGAACTATTCATTAAAACATACTAGTAGTATTAAAGAACGAGTAAAAAACCTTACAGATATAATAACAAAATCTAACGGTGATTTTAATGCTGCTATTGTTGATATGAACAATTTCAACGAAATAGAAATAGGTGAAGACTCACTAGACTTATACCTTGAAACAGTTATACCATTCTTAAAAGACAGAAACAAAGAATCTAATCCAAAATTAGATATATTTGTACGCAACACTGCGTTACCTGTATACAATAAGATAAAAGATAACTTTCACAATGGAATAGGTAATAAAGGTAAAACACTTTGGGACGCTTATAATGCTGTTACACAATATTACACACATAACAAACAATACAAAGACTGGGTAAGAACTACACAGTTTGGTGCTGGTTATGATTATAATGTTAAAGCATTTAAAGTAGCTCAAAAATTTGTTAAACATTACAATAATCATCAACACATTAGTTCAAATTAGGAGGTAATTAATGAGTGACTTTAAAACAGCAACTATTACAGAAAAACTAAATTACATACAACATGAGTTGAAAGTAAAAAAGTCTAATGTAAACAATTTTGCTAAATTTAACTACAGAACACTAGACGATGTCTTTGAAAATGTAAAACCATTACTAAATAAAACTGGCTGTATTATTACAGTTTCTGACGATTTAGTAGACAGAAATAATGGTACATACATTAAAGCAACAGTTGAACTATCTGATGGAAATGATTCTATATCTGTAGATGCGTTTGCTAGAGAATCTGTTGGTAAAAAAGGTATGGATGACCCACAAATGACTGGCACAGCATCAACGTACGCTCGTAAATATGCATGCAACGGTTTGTTTGCTATTGACGATACAGAAGATTCTGACAGTATGGATAATCGTAAACAGACATTGCTTAATGGTAAGGAACCTACAAAAGGTCATATAACTGTAGAGCAAAACATCAAGTTAGATAGATTATCAAGAGACCCAGCTTTAAAAGGCTCAGGTACTTCAGCAAAGGTTAGGAAATTAATTGACGAAAACCCCACTGAAGAAAGAGCAGCTAAAGCTATAACTAAATTACAAAATGCAATCAAAAAAGCAAAGGAGACTAAATAATGGCTGGAAGTTACAGACAAGTTGTTAAAGCTAAATCAGTATCGGTAAGATACAATGAACCACCTAAATCATATATGTCATGGAACAATGATATATGTTTAGATGTTGTAATAGAGAAACAAAGTAAAGATGGTGAATCGTATGATTATACATTCATAATATCTGGTAACTTTAAAAAAGACAACCCTAAAAATCAATGGGGCAGTGCATTTAAAGTTGCTAAATTCTTTGAAGCTGTTGGTGTAAACACTAAAAACATTGGCAGTGATATGGTAATACCTGATGGTTGGTTTGACCAAGCAGTAGGTAAAGAGTTTTCTTACATTACGTATCCTAGTGATAGAGTAAGAGACGATGGTAAACCATTCTGGAATGACTTTGATATAGTTATGTCGTCTGCTGCTGGTCAAGATGCTCACAAAGCAGAATTTGACAAGCAAGTAAATGATGGCTGGATAAAAGTCTTTCAAGAACCAACTGAAGAACCATCTGCTGATAGTTCTGATGTTGATGACGATATGGACTTATAATGTCTAAGCCTACAGTAAAAGGAATATTACTGCAATGGCTTAAATCTCGTATAGATGCTGGTAACTTTCAAGTTGCCAGCCACGAGATTGAGCAAGACTTAAGAGATTATGCTTTATTATTTTACGACACAATGTTTAATGCAGGGACTGCAGGAAGACAGTGGCGTGAATTTAAACGTACTCCTGAGTTAATGAAAGCTATTGATGTAAAGGAAGTTAAACAAGTACAAACAAAAAGCACAGAACACACATGGGAATTAATAACTATCTAATAGAATACGCAATTAATACAGTTGCAAATCGCAAAAAGTTCTGCACACTTGCTGATTTTAAAAACGTGTTAAACAAAAACAAAGGCAGAGAAATATATAGAAGTATGTTTCTTTACGACCCTGATGAAATAACAAAACACGTAGAAGAAAACAACAGTGTAGCCAGATACAATGGTAAGCAAGCAATAGATAAGTTGTACATTGACATTGATTTAGAAGGTCAAAAACAAGGTGACGTAACTATAAATAAAGTTGGCATGCTTGTTAATGATATTCTAGAACTAGGTGTAAAACATGAACATATTAACGTATGGTTTTCTGGTAGAGGATTTCATTTACATCTACCAGACATCTATGGTTTTAAACCAAGCAGCAGTATTGCTGCACAAGTTAAAGCTACAATGCAAAGAGATTTTGCAAAGTACATAGATAATATCTACGATAATACTAGACTTATTCGTGCTAGTTATTCTCTTAACAAAAAATCAAACAGATATAAAGTTCCCTTACCTTTATCAGCTGTAACTTCTAATGTGTGGGAATACACATATGTATTGGACTTCGCTAAATCCAATTCTAAAATGTACGCCCATAAAAAGTTGCCTGATGAGGTAAGTGAGCTTTACCCTAACTTAATTCCTCATATACCTAGTGAGAAAAATGAAAAAGTAACTAAAGCTATATTTACTAACGTAAAATACAAGCCTACTAAACATATTACATGTATACAACATATGTATAATGCTGGATATGTACATGGCTATAGACATAAGCATTTGTTACGTCTCGCTAGTTTGTGGATTACTAAGTTTGGGTTTCCTAAAGAAGCAGTTATGAGCATGGCTAGGACTTGGAACAATTCATTAACACAACCATTACCTAACGAAGAAGTCAGTACTGTACTAAGGAGTATTACTACTAAAGATGGGTACAATTACAGTTGTAGAGATGAAGTGCTTTCAAGGTATTGTGATAGTAAATGTACTTTGTATAGATACAAAGACCTAGACGATAATGTAGCAGCATTTAACTCTAGTCAAATGGCACAAATATTACTAGAATCTTACACAGAAGACTTTACAAATAGGTCTTTTAACATAAAGGAAATATTTCCATTTATGGCACAAGATTATGTAATTAAATGTGGCGAATTAGTAGTACTTACAGGTGATACTAAATTAGGTAAAACTGCATTTTGGCAATATATTATTGCTAATGTAACTATACCTACTTTATTTTTATCATTAGAAGTGCAAGCTAAACTAATGGCTAGACGTTTCTATCAAATAGCATTAAATAAAAGCAAAGAACAAATTGAAAATATGTTTATTGCTGGAAATAATGACAAAATAGAAGAAGCAGTTAATAGACTAGAACATCTAGAAATTATAGATGCTAGTACTGCTCCTGATATAAGTCAATATGCTGAAATGATAGATAAACATGATGTTAAAATTATCGTTGTAGATACTTTAGACGTTGTACAAGCTAAGTTTGCTAAAAAAGAACCATTGCAACAACAAATATATATAATTAACGCTTTAAAAAACCTTGCTGTCGAAAAAGACATTATTGTACTTGCAGTTAATCACTTATCAAAAAGTGCAAGCTACAGACATAAAGAAGGTGAAGAGTTAGATGTATATAGTGCAAAAGGTGCAAGCGATGTAGCACAAAAATCAGATAAAATCATTGCTTTTATGGGTAACAAACAAAGCAAAAAACGTAAGATTAAATCTCTTGCGTCTCGTGACGAATCTGATTTCGAAATAGTTACGGCATTTGACTGGAAAACGTTTAGTTTTTCTAAATATGCTTAACAAAAGAAACATAAGTAGGGGAAGTTTATTAGCTTCCCTTACTTACAAAACAAAAGGAATACTATGAAAGAGGCAGTACATTTTACTATATTAGGTGTACCAATAGTCAGAGTCGTAAAACGAATAGATGGAAAAGGTGATAACACATATCATAGTAATAGAATAATATTGTTTAATTTGTTTTTATTTGGTGCAGGATATGCATCACAAAAAGAAAGTGAACATATACATTTTAACATAGGAATTACAAAGTTTGAAATGCTTTGGAGTTTCTGTATAAGAAAAAGGTGGTTATTATGAAAATATACCCTAACTTAAAATCAACAAAAATGCAACAACTAATATCATTACTAGCAGATTTAGAACATATAGATAGACAACGTATGTCTAGCGATGGTCAAGAAATACTTGATAATATATTTGAATTATTAGGTATGCCTAAACATGCTGATGTTATTAGAAAAAATGAGGAGGAAGAATAATGGCTAAACATGAATGGAATGTAACAAAACAAAAAGCTGGTTCTGAAATATGGGTAAGCAACGCTTATGAACAAATTTATATAGGTGAAAACTATTCTAACACCACTCAAGAACGAGTTAGAAAAACAGTTCTTATTGCACATATTTGTAAAAACGCATTAAATAAGGATAATCCATATGATAAATAAAGAAAAGTTAATAAAAAAATTAATAGATGCATACGAAGACTATATAATAGAAGCTTCTATTAATATCCCAGTAGACCATATATTATTAAATCATCCAGATGGTGCAGAATTTGGAGTTGTGCAAACAGACCTTGGTGCAAAATTAAACAACTACAAAGATGTAATTAACACTTTAAAATTCTGTTTGTTAAACGAAGAACGTTTTCCATTAATAAGACATTCATATGTCGAAGAAACAAAAGAAGAAATGAAAAACGGAGTAAATGACATGTTTGATTTAATGTTAGATAACAAACATCCAGCAAACAAAACATCATGAGTGGCGGCAGAGCAGCAAAACAAAAAGGCAATCGAGTAGAACGAGAATGTGTTAATTTAGCTAAAGAATTTGGTTTTAATTCACGCAGAGCTTGGGGGTCTGATGGTAGGTCACTTGGATGGCACGAAGAAGTAGATATGACTATAGATAAACAAGGTGATGCTATACCATATAAATTTCAAATAAAAGCTCGTAAAAAAATTGGTGACCTCTATAAACCTTGTGATGATGTTTATGGACAAATCATAAAAGAAGATAGAGGAGAACCATTAGTAACAATACGTTACAAAGACTTCTTAATCCTGTTAAAAACAATAACAGGGTAGAAGAAATAACTAATTATTAGTTAGCAATACAAATTAATCTTAAACAAACTTGAAAGGATTCTATTTGTATGTGTGTGTTAATAAATAAATTAGTTGCTAATGAAAGTAGAGGTGGTACTGATTGGCGTTAGTGCCACCTCAAAAACAAAAGGAAATAAAATGAATAAACTAATCCAAACAGAAATAGATGATATAACTAGTATCTTAAACCATGTGGAAAGTTTTACATCATGTCCTCACGTTAAAGATGCAGTTCCACTACTTAAAATAAAATACAATCGTGTAAAGGAATATATAAATGACTCATATCATAGAAAGCTTTTTGGCAAAGACTACTAGAAACGAAGTAACAAAAACAAAAGGACATCAAGGATGTGGATTAGAAAAAAAAGCAGATAAATACATTAAACATTGTAAAGAATGCAATAGGTGTTGGGAACCAATATGTAAACCTAATAATTCTAAAAAACAATTTTTATGGTATGAAAACTTTCCTGCATATGGAAAAGGAACACAAACATGTCCAACATGTCTAAACAATACAAAACACTAGAAGAAATGTTATCTAAAGCAATTGATGGATACGATAAAATATTAACAACAAACGCAGATAGTGGTACACTTAAACGCATTGCTCAAGAACATTTAGATAAAATAATATGGAATAAACAATAGGAGTAAATAATGAACAAAAAACAAATAAAAGAAACTTTTAAAACTTATAAAGTACAGCTAGGTGCTGGGACTTTAGCCGCTGTTGAAAACGAGTTAAACCGTTATGTAAGAACAATGGCTATTAATTGTAACAATGAACACTTAAAAAGACTTACCCCAGAATTTATGTGGGTAGCTTTAGGTAGAGATGTTGTAATAAAAACAGATGAGTTATAGTATAAACGATGAGGTTGCTACGCTCATACAAAAACGCCTTGATAAAGGTGCAGAAAAGTATGGGCGTGACATACCTTTAACTGATAAAAGAGATTTCTTGCAAGAATCAATAGAGGAAGCATTAGATAATGCTATATACCTTGCATGTTTTCTTATACAAATAAAAAAGGGAATAAAATGAAACTAACATACTATGTTAAAAAACAAATAGATAGTGAAGACATTACAGACATTAATATATATGGTGCTGCTATGGCTGATTATCCAGACCTATCTGACGCTTATATCGCAAACATTACCCATAAAAATGAGTCTCTTACCGCAGAAGACTGTGAATCGTTACAAGAAGAAAACGATGAATGGTTTTATGAATTAGCTTTAGAAGCAGCAAGAGAACCATTTGTAACTAGTTTACCAGAAGGATATAAACATGGGGTATAGGTCAGAAGTAGTAGCTGGTGTACTACTAAAAGATAAAAAAAAAGCATTAGCTATAATAAAAGAATGGGATGCTGTAGGTACAGGTATGCTTGATAGATTCTGGGATAAAAACCCAGATGGAACTATAAAGAAACCTCTTCCATACTTTTATATGCAAGCAGATTACTGGAAATGGTATAATAGTTATGATGAAGTAGATAAATTTGAAAAATTTATACTAGCTGATAATAATAGATTCTTAACATGCTTAGGAGAAGATGGAGCGCATCATACTAATTATGGAAATTCAACAGACCATGACATATATGTAATGTCAACACTAGCAGTAGAAGCTAACATTAAATGGGATAAAACAAAACGCCCTTAAATAACTGTAAAAAACTCTAGGTGAGTGTTGTATTGACTAGACTAATAATCTGTCGATATAACGCTCCCTAGTGACTAAAAACAAGCCCATAGTCGCTTCTGTTTACTTACTTTAAATATTCAATATGCTGTTTTTTTACACTATTGACTAATCTAAACCCATCCAGCCTCTAACGCTTTTAATAGCTCTTCTACCTAATGGTTCTTGCTGTGGAGAATCAGGCTGTATTTCACCTCTAGCAACTCTAGAATCATAATCATAAAAAGAATATTTATATAAATCTTGATTTACACTATCAGCAGCAGGATTATAATAATCAGTATTTTCAGCTACTCTATCAAAGTTAAATTGTGTGTCATAAGGATGAATAGGATTTTCATCTCTATAAGTTTGTTCATGTTGTATAGCTCCATTTTTTTCTCCATATCTTTTAATATTTTGACGTCTTGTTTCATAAGGAGTAAATGGCAAGTAACCATTAAATATATTTTTGTCTAGTTTATCCCATAAATTTAGTTTAGGATTAAATTTATCTGCTAAATAATGATTGGGGTCAATATTTTTATGTTGTCTACCATAATGCGCAAGTTCATGATTTAAAGTTCCTGCTCCTGAACCACGTTTAAGATACGCTTCACCAGTTTCAGCAGCAAACAAGCCTTTGGTATTTTCAGAACCTTGTATTTTATTATATAATTCTGGTCTTATACCACCATATACAGAAATCATTCTATCGTCAATAGCCTCTTTTATGTCACCAGAGTAAGTTTTTCTACCTGACCTAAATTGTTGTGCATTGTACATATTTGGATTCCAAGAATTAAATGCTCTTTTTACAAACTCTTGGTCAAGCAAATGTGCTTGTTTTTCTATATCTGTTAATCCATTACTCATGTTAATCTCCTAATACTTCTTGAATGTCTTCAAATTGTTCTGTTCTACGTTTTACTCTGTCAATTTTAGATTGAATTTGATTAACAGGTAATCTTAAAAATATTTCCCCTGCTCGTTCTGGTTTATCTGCAAACTGAACAAGTTGTCTTATACCTCTACCAAATGGAAACATAGTGTAAGCAGTATAACTACTAAACTTTTCCCAGTCGCCAGTTAGCAGCTCCCACGCTGCATCAGGTATTCTAGCAACAGGAGGTTTTAATAAATTTAATGCTCCTAATTTGCTACCAAAAAATGCCATTTCTTTTTCACGCTTATCACCATATAAACTATCTGCTATAGATTGAACAGTATCTAATGGTGGAGCTAAAGCTGTATCAAATATGCTAAACATAAATGCGTTAGCTAATGCAAACATAAACATGTCTATCATATATGTATTTTTAAATCTTTCATATTCTGGTGTATTTTTTTTAAACCCATATAATTTAGCTTGTCTGTAATATTCTTTTCTTGTTCGTATCGAATTCCAAACAAACAATTTAAATCTGCCTAATACTTTACCAACAGCAGTTCTCATAAATGCTGGTCTTGCAGAGTTTTGATAAAGAAATTGAGTATTTTCAATACCTTTCATAGCCATGTCAAAAACAAATGGGTCTGCTATTGATAGCTCCTTACCCTCAACTCCAAACCTTTTAACTGTTTGCAATGCATGAGCAGTAAACGCATTTAATCTGTTTATGCGTTCAGAGTTCTGCATAAAAAACGAGCCATACTTAACCATTAAATCTTTTACACCGTACCGATTAATAACTTCTATTGGTGTTTCTTTGCGATTAGCTTTGTCTTTTATTGATAATATTAAATCACGTTTAAAATTAGCTACGTTTATTCCTGCTTTTTTTAATCCATTAGTCATTTGAGTATTTATTTCAAATTCATTTTGTATAAAAGCATCTATAACACCTACTTCTTCTAAATGTTTTAATAAATCTTTTCTATTCTTAGCAAACTTACCATTATTTAATTTAACTACATCCTTACCATTGCTTGTTAATAACAAATCATATACTTGCTTATTATTATAACTACTAAACAAATTATTTAAACCTGCACTACCTGCAGTCATAGCATTCCCACTAAGTACATTAGTAGCCCATGTGCCAGTATTAGCCAGTAAACTCATCAATTGGTACTGGGCTTCCATCCTACCTAATTCATGTAGTTTACGACTAAAGTACTCCTTTCTTGCTTCTTTTCCTTTAGGAGCATGAGTAAAAAAAGGAGCTGACATGTTTTTCTTTTGATAAAACTTTTCAAATATCCCTATAACATTTTCGTCTGATGTTAAATAAAACAAATTTCTTTTATCTTTTAATTTTAATGGGTCTCTACCACTTAACATACCAGATTGAAAATAAGACTGATGTCCTAAAATACTTTGTAAATATAATTTTATGTAGTCTCCCCATACTTGAACATCATTTTTATATATGCTATCTTGTAATCTTTTAGATTCTGCTTTACTAGGTTTATATTTTCTATTTTTATTTAACATGTTATCTATTTCATACTGACCTTTAATAGCTACAGCATTTTTATAATAACCTCTAATAACTTTATTAATATAATCTAAAATAACTTCTGGTCTTTTATCAAAACCTGGAGCATTAGCATCTCTAGCTTTTAACACACTAGCTAAACTACCTTGCTCTGTTAAAGATGATTTTAAATCTGCTTCTGTTAATATAGCAGGTTCTATTAATTCAGAATAACTAAAAAACTCTCCCGCTTGCATTAACTTATTTTCATTAGCTCTAACAAACTCTTTTGATACTTTTTCAGCTCTTTTACCAGCTTCTTTATCAGAAAGACCAGCTCCCTTAGCTTTTTTATAAGTAGTGTCATATATATCATTTGTTTTTTGCTCTAAATATAATGCTATTTCTTTTCTAGAAAATTCATTATATCCAAAATTTAAATGAGGCATATATTTATCTAAATTAATTTCACCAATGCCTTTATATTTTTTTCTTATACTATTTCTATAAGTAAGATTATTATTTTCTGGCTTATTTAATATAAGTCTTTCAAGCTTGTGTTCTTTTTGATACCTTTTAATTCCATCAGTACCAATTACATCAATAACTTCTTTTTTATTTATGTTACCACTTTCAATAACGCTTTTTCTAAAATGCTCTAAATCCATCCTCCCTGATTTATCCCACCTCATATATTTATTTAAAACACCACCTGTAGATTTATACCACCCTAAAAAATCTTTATCTAAAATCCACTCACCTTGATTATTAGTAGCTTTAATTCCTTTAGAGTCGTAAGTGTATATCCATTTTTGCATACCTTCAAATAAATCTTTTCTAGCTGTATCTAATTTTTCTAATGTTCTTAATGTCTTAACATCAGTAGGTCTGTAACTTTCTTCTACGTATTTAAACAACTCTTCCATTAGTTTACCTTGCTCACTAACATTAAAGTTTTTTAATATTCTTTCAAAAGGCTTAAACAATTTTGTTTCTGCAAATTTTAAATCTTTACTTACATATCTTTCAGAAGCTTGTAAGTATTTTGCTATTTCTCCAATAGGACTAGTAAAACTAAATATAGGTTTTGTTTTAAACGTTTGTTTATTATTTGCTGTTTGTACTTTACCAAAATAAGAAAAGTATTTATTAATTAATCCTTTAGTAGATAGCTTTTCATCAACAAACCTAGGGTCAAGAAACCAATACTTTAATTTAAACTCTAAATTATAAGGGTCTTGCAAGCCTTTAAAATATCTATTAACTGCAATAACATCATTCATATTAAATGTTGTTGCTTCCCTTGGAACAATACCACCTTTAATAATTGATGTAAAATATTCAAACCATTGTTCAAAATTATTTTTAACGACTCTATGTTCATTAAGATTCTTTCTAAATTGGTTTACTTGTTCTACCTGTTTATCATTTATAGCTAGTTTTTCTATAACATCACTACCTATCATTTCATTAATAGTTAAAAAATCTTTTTTAACTGGCTGCTTCTCTGCTGCAGACTCTTTTTTAATAGGTTTTTTACGTTCAACACCAACACCTTCTAAAGTAACCTTACTACTAGGTTTAATACTTAAAGGTTTATTATTTAATAATGCAGTGTCAGTTTCTGCAGAACGTTCATGCATTGATTCCATTTTTTGATAAAAATTTTTCTTTGTAACAAATGGAATAGCTAATGAACTATGTATATCTTTATAGAATGTATTCTTAGCAAACTTAGAACCTGCATATGTTTTTTGACCTGTTATAGGACTTAATAATAAATTGTGATAATAATCAAGAAACAATTTAGGACTCACACCAAAAGCATCTGCATTTTTTATTAAACGCTTATTAAATGCATTTATATCTGCTTCTACATCTAATTGTATTCCATCTTTGTCTAACTTATGTCTATTATCAATACTTAATCTAGACTTTAAATCTTTTACTTCTTTTACTATAGCAGGTATTACTTTTTCTATTACATTTGCTTTTATACCTTTATTACTAAATGCTTTATGTATATCAATAAAATTTTTATTTAATAATTCTATTGTAGCAAAATTACCTAATGATTTACCTATGTAATCTAAAGCTCTACCTATGTTTCTTTGTTGCTGTATAGCATAACTTATTTGAGCAGGAGCTGCAATACTTAAATCAGATAACAATAAACCAAGATGTTGCTCTATAAACTTTGACATTTCTTTTGTACTATATCTAGTCAATCCTGTAAAACCTTCTGATTTTATGTCAGCATTAGAATATAATTTTTTGTAATTGTTTTGTATTGTTGGAAAATTTAAAAAATTGTATTGAATGCCAGCATCATACATTTTTTTTACTATTTGAGGTATAACAGTATCTGCTCCTTTAGCAAATAATTTAGCTTGTACATTATTTATACCATGTCCAACATCATATAAACTCATAGCACTTTTTGCTACAGGAGTTGATTGATACCTAGCATTACCTAAAACTAAACCTTTAGGATTTTTGCTTTTTTTATCTTGTTCAATCATTCTTCTGCTAACATTTTCCAATCTAATTAAAGAATATGTTTTATTGTTTTTAACATAATTAGCTCTTTCACCTACAGTTAATCCAAGACTTTTAGATATTTCTGAAGATACATTATTCAAAGCAATATCTTTAATCAACCTATAGGATACATTTTTAACTTGAGAAGCAGGTTTAGCAATATTAACAGCATCTTTTATTGCTGCTAAATCACCAAAAGGTGCTAGTTCTAATATGCCTTTATATCCTATGTAATCTTGAGTTACTTCACCAGTCTTTGTATCTATAGTTTCTTTTTTCTTACCTGTTTTAGCATTAAAACTTTCTACTTTAAACAAAGAATCAAATAACATTTGCCTAAAAATAGGGTAAGCTCTTACAGTAGGGTCTGTACTTGCATCAGCTGATTTATTAACAATAGCTGTACCTAAATCTCTAAAAAATTGATCTCTACTTTGACCTTCTACTGTGCCTTTTTTTAAAGATACTTTAGCAATGTAATCAGTTAAGGACCCTTTTTCTAAATCTTGATAAGGAAATTCAATGCTGCCTTTATTGTTAGCTATAAAGTCTCTCCAATTTTGCATTACTATTTTAGCACTTAAACCATAACCAAGACCACCTTTACCAGCTATACTATTCTGAGCTACTTTATGTCTATATGCAGGGCTAAACATAAACATTCTATTATAGACATCCTCTTCTCTATTATAGCCTTTGTCTTTTGGACTTTTGCTGTAGCCTGTAAAACGTTCTCTTTCTTTATCTGTCATCCCTTCTTTTCTAAATAAATCATTTATAAACTTATCGTAAGAGTTTCCTTTTTTCCAGTGACTTCTTTCATCTTTTACTTTAGTATAATAATCTCTTAAATTTTTATTGAACCCTTGGAATATTTTGATGCTGTCTGCATCTTTGTCTGCACCTCCAAGGTATATATTATCCTTGTGGTGTGTGAACGAACCTGAGCCTCTTTGCCCTGTAAAACCCCTAAAGCGTAACTGCCTCGTGCCAGACATACTATCAGCAGGAGTGCGAATAACGATGAGGTCAAATGTTTCATTCCACGCTTTAAGGTTCTTTCTGGAGTAGTTCCCAAGATATTGCTCCCAAGCTTCGCCCAATGTGATTCGCTTGTCGATAGTTTCCATAATAGCTTTGCTATCAGTTTTCTGTGCATTCTTTAGTTTCCTTTGGTATATAGATTCTAAATCTTCTTTAGGTATATGTTTATGCTCTACAAGCATACGTTTAAACATATTATCTAAATATAAATCTCCTTCATTTAATCCCTTCTTTTGTTCTTTTGTTAATGCAGGGTCAACAATCTTATTAATTAATTGGTCAGGAGTATAAGCTTTTAACCAAGACTTACCAGCAGTCTCAATAAATGGATTAGCATATCTCTTTACTAAATATTTTTTTAATGCGTTATGATAGTTATCTCTAAATAAAACATTTCTAACTGCGTAAGTACCAGCCATAGCTTCAGCTAATATTTTATTACTTGCATGAAACTCTCTATAATTACTGTTAGAATCAAATTCAAAATCCAAATCCAAAAATCCATCTGTTTCTAATTTCATTAATTTATCCATAAACTTTTTAGCTAATGGCGTACTAGGGTCTTTTAATAATATTTTAGTTACAAAATCCATAGGTAATTCCATAACACCTAATTCATTTGTTTCAAATAACTTTATAAATTTTTCTATTTTTTTAGGGTCATATTGTTTTACTAATTCTTGACCAGCTCTACTACCAGCTAAAGACCTGTCTAAAACGTCACTTATGTATTCTTTAGCAAACCCTTTAGCTTGTATATTATTACTTTGACCATAAGCTTGTAAAGGAAGTTCATCTCCTTTTATAGACTTAATAGGATTTTCATATGTACCTGTACTTACTTGTAAATGCTCTATAGGTAATGTGTGAACAATTGTACCACTAGAAGATAAATTACCAGTAGTAGCATCAATAGATAATTGAGATGATTTTAAATCTCCTCTAAGTTTAGCTCCAGAATTAAATACAACAAAATCTAAGCCTCTGCTTTCCATAAACTTATTCCATTCTGTAGAAGCTCTTTGTCCGTTGGACTTAGTAAACAAAGCTGATAATCCTGTTTGCCCACCTATTACAGGCTTTATATGCCCTGCTCTAGGGTCAAATCCTAAAACGTTTAATGTTTTGTCAAAGAATTTATGTGCTATAATTAAACCACCATCTGTATCACTATTACCTGTAGTGTTTATATCATTAACTATTATACCTCTCATTTGTCCATCAGGATTAGTTTCATTATAACTAGCTTTTTGCATTGGTGCCATTCTATTAGTAAGCAATGTCATTCTTTTATTTAAATCAGCTACTGATTTACCATAGCCTTCATGCATTAACATGTTTTTTAAATTTAAATTCCTTACATTAGTTTGACTGTTTACTAATCCATTTAACATAGCGTGATGTAAAATATTACTTACCCATTTTCTTTCGTAATTTTTATCACTACCAAATACATTGCGTTCAGAAGCTTGCCCATCTTTAAATGCTCTTTCTATACCCTTAGCTTCTAAAGGGTCATTAGCCATAGCATTTTTAATCATATCTTTTGTAACAATTACGCTTTGTAAATTATCTACAAAATCTGCTGTTAATAAAAAGTCTTTATCTTTTACTCCGCTAAATATATATTTATTCTTTTCAGCTAACGCTTCTTCTATTTTAATTAATTTATCTCTACCAACATTAAATGAAATTCCATCTCCATCCATTCTATGTGACAATACTTTATATGGCTCACCGTTTTTATCTACACCATGTGTTAAAAATCTAAACCCTTTAGAGTATCCTAAATAATCTAATGGCATCTTATCATATTTCTCACCAATAGATACATTATTAATTTGTTCATTCTTTGTAAAATCAACAGATATATTTTTACCTGTACCTTCTATAAAAAATGCAACTTCTTGTGCGGGTTCTGTTTCAGTCCACCATTTTTTACGAAGATTTCTTTCATGCTTTTTAAATGTTTCTGAGTCTAAATTAGATTTTACATCTTCTATATAAGATTCTAATCTTCTATTAGAACCATTTTCTCCCATGCTTTTATTAGTAGCGTCAATAATTACTTTTTCAAAAGAATCAAAATCTTTGTATACAACAGAATCTTTTTCATTCTTTTTTACATCTTTATAGACCTCTTCAGTAATCTTAGATATAGAATCTTTTTCTTTAGTAAACGGGTCCATAAAATCACTTTGCATTTCTGCATATAATTGCTCAGAAGTACTTACAGCATTAGCTATTTTACCAAAAGCATCAACAGTCATACCTTCTCTAGCTTTCCATCTATAGTATTCAGCTATCTTTGTATTCTTACCTTTGTCACTGTACGTATTCCAATTAGAGTCTATTGCTTCATAATGTTTAATTGCAGCATTTCTCCAATTAAAGTTTTTATAATTGTGTTGTAACCATCCTAATGCGCTACCAGTTGCACCTTCTAATCTTTCAGAGTTTTTAAATGAAGGAGCAGGATGCTCATTTAAAATATAATCTTGAGCTTTTTTATCTATAGTATTCCAATCTTTAGATTGCTCTGGGTCTACTATATCTCTAATGTCTCTTGTAAAGCCATTCTTTTTAGAACCCATTATCCATTCACCAGCAGCTGCTTCTCTAGCTGGTCTTGTATTGTATCCAAAAAACCCACCTAACAAATACTCATACAATTGCATCTCTGTAGGGTCACCCCTAAATGTACTAGGTAATCCCATAAACGCAGATGCTACGCTACCTCTTAATATTTTATTTGCTTGATTTACTTGTTGTGGTGTGCCTTTATATAAATTACCAACAGATACAAAATTACCAATACCACCAAATGCACCCCCTGCTATAGCACCACCTATAAAAGAATCAGCTATAACATCTGAACCTTTCCATATATTACTTATAGCACTAGCAACACCAAGACCTAATGCTTCTGTTCCTATAGCTCTAGGCACTGCTCCTTTTTTTAAATAATCTATTGTTTCTAAACCTCTTTTAGATAATTGACTATCTATAAGATTCTTTGTACCTCTTTGAAACATCATAGGTACAGACATAGCATCTAAAGTATTTATACCATTTTCAATAGTTTTATATAACTTGCTGTCACCTTTAATTTTTCTTAAAGCAGCGTTACGTCTAAATAAAGATAATGGAGCTTTTAAAATCCCAGGAGCAAACCCTGCAAGGTGACCTAGTTGCCTAAAAATAGCCTCACCTGTATTGCGTGGTTCTTTAGGTACTAAATCAAAGGTAGTAAGTCCTTCTATAAACCCAGACTGCGCTTGTTGCACAGCCCTTGTAAGACTAAAATTATCTTCTAATCTTTTAAAACTTACTTGACTGTCTTCTGCTAAACGTTCCAGCTCATCAAGCTGGTCGTCATTAAACATATCAGGATTAGACCTGTATGTATTTATAAGGCTTTGTACTTTATAGCCTTCGTAAGGGTTACTCAAAGTATAAACCAGCTCCTGCTAAAGCTCCACTACCCATTAAAATATTTCTAGCAACATCTTCAGATATTAAAAGTTTTTCAGACATGTTTTTTACTAACTTATTAAAACCTTTAGAAACTCCTTGACCAGCAGTTGTTCCTTTTATAGCACTAGTTCCTTGTTGACCATACGCTCTCATAGAATGTAGCAATGGTGATTTAGCAGCATAATCTCTAGCTTGTCTTACCATTTGTTGTCCTCTAGTTACGTTTGTAGTACCCATTACAGGTTTAGATAAATACTTAGAAGCACCCATACCACCTTTATATAAAGCACCAGCACCAGTAGCTAAACCACCAAGTGCGCCAACTCCACTAGCAATAGAATCAATCATAGTTTGTCCATAAACAGATTCACCTCTTGACTCAGGTTTAAATATACTGTCTGGTAATAAACCAAAACTAGCAGTATCAGCTAAATTAAAAGCTAATTTACGTAATGGTTTTGATTCTTGTCTAAATTCTTGACCTGATTGTTGAGCTAAAGCAGCAATCATTTCAGCTTCCTTATCTGTGTATTTATCAGGAGTTGCGTTGTAGTCTTCAACTAACATCATTATTCTTCTCGGGTCCATTTTATTTTCCTTTACTTATTTAAATTTAAATTCATTAACAAAGACTGAGGTTGAGGATAAAAAGTATTGTATTGCTCTGGACTTAAAGCAGGTAAGTTTTGATAATACTCATCACCTAAATAATCACTTTGTGTTGGCATAGGATTATTTCTTGTTCGCTCTATAGAGTTACTTTCTTGCCTAGCTCTAGAACTTTGACTTGGTGCAAAAGGGTTAAGATTGTCATTAAACCATTGAGCTGCATTATATAATTTACTAGGTGCATTATATGCTCCTGCTTGAGTTCTATCTTCTTTAATTTTAGTTTGTTCTTCCATCGCTGTTGTTTGAGCTTTTCTATAAGCACCTGCTTGTTTACCAGCTTCTACTCTTCTATTATAATCTTCTCTATTTCTTCTTTCTATTTCTTCATTTACAGCTTGTTGTCTTTCCATAACTGATGCTCTTCTAGCACCCATTACAGCATTTAAAAGATTATTAGCTCCTTCAGAACTGTACCCTGTGTAACGTTGTTGCATTTGTGGTATTATCATGTTGTTTTCCCCATTCCAAGAAATCCGCCAGCTAATCCAAATAAATTGTTACTAATATTATTTCTGTAAGAAGCTTTAGCGTTTTGATTTTGCACTTGTTGATTGTATCTAGCCATTTTTAAATATTGATTATAATCATTACTTTGCTGTGCGTTAAATTGTTGATTTTGCAATGACCTTGCATCCATAGCTGAAGATAACTGACCTCCTGCTCCATAAGCACTTGTTGCTCCTTGCATAGCACCTAAACCAAGATTAGCAAATTGAGTAGAATAGCCTACTCCTCTATTCATTATATCAGCAAATCCTTTGCGCATTTGTTCTGCACTTCTATTTGATGTAGATGCATTTAATAAACTAGAAAAACTATTTCCAGCTCCTCTTTGTGCTAATGCTGCATTTAACATATTTTGTTGACTATATGTATTATCTGCAATATCTTGAGATAAATTTCTTCTTTGACTTGTCATAAAATCACTATCAGGATTTAAAAAATCTGCAGACGTTTGCTGATAATTTTCACCCATACCTCTTAACATAGAACCTTGTTGATTTAAATTACCAATTGAATTTAACATACTTTCATTAGTTTGATATTCTGGTGTTGCTAAATCAAAATTAAAATTATAATTCATGTTTTTAGGTCTATTATAAAGACTTGTTAATAAACCAGCTCCTGCTGCTACACCACCTATTAATGGTAACATATTTACTCCTTTGTTATTATTTGCTACAGAGTTAACTGCATTCATTTGAATTGGATTGTTAAATGTTCCACGCATTACATTTCCTGTACCTGTAATTGGATTAGGAACACTTAACATAGAACCCTGATTTCTTCTAATATCTAATTGTGTACTCATTCTACATCCTTAAAAGTCATAGCTCTTTTAACCCAGCCTTCATCAGTTCTTCCCTGTATTTCATAACTTCCATCATTTATTTTAGCTAAACGTATATCGCCTGACTTACCTTTAAATGTGTTTTTTAATTCAGATGTATCTCCTTGATTTACTGAATTAATAATTTCATTTATGTCATCATAAATTTTATCTACAACTCTTTGTAAATTATCTTCACTTACTTTTTGAGAACGTTTTTGACTTATCACGACATTGCCTTTGTTCTTTTTAACCTTCTAAACACTAATCGCAATGCATCTATTGTTGCAGTAGCATCTCCTGCAACTTCAAGTTTTATTTGTGCATGTCTAGCAGTTCTTTTTATTGATAAAGCAGAATAAACATTGCTATTTTCTGCTGTATTAACTGTTATAGTAGGTGAACTATCTTCAGATAATATTTCAACTTTATATATTTTTTTATCTGATGTTGATTCACCCATTGTAAACTTTTTACTATACCATTTAAAATTATCTAACCTAGTAGAGTTTAAAGGGTCAAATGGTTTTAATAATCCTGTAGTATCTGAAACTAACAGTTCACCATTTTTACCATTTAAAGCACTATGAGTATTAAAAGTTGTTGTAGTATTACTATTAGTTCTGTTCCAAACATCCCATCTATTTTTAGGTACAGTATACACTAAACATTGAGGTACGTATGTTGGAATTGTAGATGTAAAAGTAAGAGTAACATTTGTACCTTCAGCAGTTGGAAATGGAGTTATTTCAAACCTAGTATTATTACCTTCTACAATATCTGAAATAACAGCATTACTAGGCATGCCTGTACCAGAAACTGCAAGCCCTAAAACTATATTAGCATTTACTGGGTGGTTTATTGATTCAGTTGTAGTATCAAAACTGCACCCAGTTTGGTCAAAAGTAGTTACAGTATTATAATAATATGTATAAAAAAAACAGAATGCTTTGCGATATGAGTCATACGCAATCACAATATCTCCTTCATAATCACTACTAGAAAAAGCACATAACTTTTCTAAAGTAGAATACACATTATAAGTATCATCTATTTGATGAGCTTTTTTTATTTTAGAACCAATATCACGTACAACCTTACCATCATGTAAATAAATACTATTAAAATCTATCCAGCACATTCCAATTTCAGATACTACTACTCCATTTTGATTTCTACATCCTATACCCTCTAAAGTATCTTCTATATACAATCCATCTGGATTTATTACATATGTTTTATTAGTAGTAAATGCATATAGTCTGCCATTAAAAACTTCTAATGCAACAGGCTTGTCAGGCAATATCATAAAATCTATTATATAATTAAACTGATTATAATTAAATGGTCTAGATTTAAATATATAATTAGAAGCATCATCTATCTCTGGATGACTGCAATCTGCTACATATAAAAAATTATTTAATTGTGCGCTTAATCCGTATTTAGGAATAGTGTTTTTTAATACTTCTGATATTCCAGTTCTAGCTTCATAACTTGCACTTAGCCCAGTAGCGTGGGTATATAACCTAGTATAGTAGCTTCCCCAATCAGGATTTGCAGCATTATCTGACACACTAGTCCAATCAGCATCTAACTTTACTGACGTAACATGTCTATAAAAACCAGTTGGAGATAAAGAATTATTTTCTCCTTCAGCCATATAAATATTAACGTGACTTACTCTTGCATTAACTGACACAACGCTATGTACATTTATATTAATTGCAATTTGTTTACCTGTTGATACTATAGAAGTAAAATCACTTAATGGAGATTCTTGATAACCATCATATAAAAAAGAAACTTTATAATAATATTTTTTATTATTAGTGTGGATTGCACTAGTTAAAGTGTTTTCTAATAAAACTAACTCAACTGCATTTTCTAATCTAGGAGTAAAATTAGAAGTAGAGTGATTACTAGCATTAATTAAAGACATTAAACGACCTACACCATCACCAGACCATATGTAATAATCATAATTACTACTATTGTTTTTAAAATAAACAACACCATTATTTATATCTTCACCAGTATTAGTTGTTCTATTACCTAATTGATGGTCTGTATATGTAGTATCATGGTCATATGAATCCATAAATTCATAATCTGACAATGTTGAAGTAGAATTATTTCTTAAACCAAACATCATTTTAGATTTATTACTACTTTGAAATATTCCGAATACTCTACCATTACTTGTTTCTATATCACCACCTGCAAAATAAGATGCCCAATTATCTGGATAATCATTACCACCATTATCATCAATTTTCATACTCATAATAGCTAATCCTAATTGACTTATAGAACTTGCATTACTTGTATCTCTTAATCCTAATCCTGATGCGTTATGCATACTAGTACTACCATCTTGCTTGTACCATTCCATAACAATACCGCAATATTCATTGCTACCATGTTTAGGGTCTATTAAACATATTGGAGGTATAATAGCAGTAACATTACCAGAACCACCTAGTTCCCATTCTCCTGCATTATCTGTTCCACCATCTTGCATTGTAAAATGCCTCATACCTGCTATTACTGTTGCTCCAGTAATAAAATGAGAAGTTTCTTGATTACATAAATGTACTTTTGCTCTAAGGTCTTGAGCTTGCCCTGTAATGCCACATCCTAATCCAAACCATAAATAATTACCTATTTCAATAATATCTGTTACAATTGGTTTATCACTCGCTGTAGTAGTTACTCCAACTCCTTTATAACCATAGCCTACCATATCACTAGTAGTTTTTGCAATATTAAGAGTACCACTAGAAATAACATCTAATGTAGATGCATTTACTTTCATCCAAGAACCAAGCGTAGAGGGTGCAGAGCCAACATAATTTTTACTTGCAACATCAAAAACCCATAAATTATTATCACTAGCTAATGCTATAGCACTTAATTCTGGCAATGTACCTGATTCAATAATTTTTGATTCCACAAAAGAATGGTCACTTAATTTAAATTTATACAATCTAAATCCACCAAATTCTATTCCATATGCATGCGTACCATCACTAACTACCTTATGCATATTTGGGAAAGAAGTGGGACTTGTTAATTCAGCTTTAACACATTGCAACCCACTTGGAGCAGAACCTCCAAATTGTCCATGTGGTATTGTACCAACCCATTTAGCATCTCTTGTACTACCTAGACCCATATGAACTTCTTTGTTATTTGTTTGCAAAGCAGCAATGCTTGTGCTTGTTCCAAATGTACCAGCTTCTAAAACAGTTGGAGAACTAGGGCTACCATATACATCATCTACTTTTTTAATATCATAATCAGATTTATCTACATAGACCAACCTATAAGTACCGTTATCATTTATAAGTTTCATTCTAGTAGTATCTACATCTGTTTTAATAGTAGCAGCATCAGCTTGTATAGCCATTAATGAACCACCTTGTCCATAAGGGTCTATATTTTCACTATAAACTGCAGCATCATCTGGAATATCTCTATCATCTGCATTATAAATATTTCCAGATTCAAATGTTTTTATTTCTAATACGTCTTTAGGCACTTATTATTTTTCCATTATATGTTGTGTAGCCATTGTTTATTGTTAAAACTACTAAATTAAAATTACCGTTATTCATTATATCACATATACCTACATTGTGACTCCAATTAGTTGGTCTTCCTTTTAGATAACTTTTAGTCATGTCAGTTAAACATCCCATTGAATGTGCCATGTGCGCTCCATTAATGTGTTGGATGGTTGCTTTTTGGCAGTCGTGAGTATGCCCATAGATAATGTTACATCCCAATTGTAAGGCATGAGTTCTTGCATGGGAGATTCCCATATAATGTCCTCCATGATATGCGTAGAGTTTGCTTCCAAGCACTTTAAATACTTTTCCATATTTATGCCATTCGTATCCTCTTTCATCAAACTTAAATGCTTTTCTTGACCCATACTGGTCTAAGTAGGGGTTTTCTTGGACAAAGTGGTCAAACCAGAGCTCGTGGTTTCCTTGTGCAAAGATTTTTTTCTTGCATTGTACCAATTGTAAAACTTCATCAATCTCGTCCAATCCTTTATTTCCATCTGCTATTTCTTTATCTATTGCTGGTAATTGATATTCAACTGGTGGTCTTTTCTTTTTTGACCATTGCCAATGACTAACGCTTTCACCATCAATTGCATCGCCTAATAATAAGAACGCTGAAGGTTTTACTTCTTTTATTACGTTTAATGCACATGCAAATGCTTTTTTATCGTGGTTTGGAAAGTGTATATCTGGAAAGATAACCACTCTGTCTTTTATTTTCACAGTAAACTCCCATGTTACTCTTTTATTTCGAAGTGAACTAAATCGTCAAAATTATTGTCTTTAGTAGTTCTCCTACCTTGACTCAAACTTGAATCACTCCAATCGCCTCCCCAACGAACATTAATCCCCTTGCTAGCTGCTATGCCTAAAACAAAACCACCAAGGTAATGAAAATCATCTCTAGCGTTCCAATCAATTGGATAAGGTGCTATGTCTACAGCCTTTCCTTGAACGTGCTTACCAAATTTAGTTTTACTTTTACCTTGTGCTACTAACTCATTTTGTCTTTCTTGACTTCTTAAACCCTCTATTACAGTTATATCAAAATATTTACATACTTCATTTAATACTTCTACTAACTTGGGGTCTACCCCTTTAAGTCTTTTACGAGACCTTTTTCCAAACTTTGGCATTACTTTTTTACTATACCTTCAATTATATCAGTAACTAAATCAACAACTTTTTCAAAAAAGATTTGTTCTTTTGCCTCACTTACAAAAGGTATATCAATTTTTTTATTAATTCTTGTTGCTAAAGATTCTTTAAAATCATCAGATTGCACATGGTCAATCATACCATCTGCGTATTCTTTTACAATATGGTCTTTAGCCTTATCTATAATACCTGCTAATATCATTTTACTCATTTTATTTTCCTTATCATTTTTATTTTATAACTTAAATAGATTATAGTCATTATTGCAACTATGCATTGTAAAAACAAACTAGCATGCGCTAAAGACAAACTATAATTAAAAATACTTGCTGATGCTACTTTTAAACTATCCATTACTTTTTAATTTTTTTAGTTTTGCCATTATGTGTTCTAGCAAACTTATGTGTTTTAGTTTCTCTTATTAGTGTACCTGAATAACGTTTACCACCCCACATCCAACTTACTTTTTTAGCCATTACCATTTTACCTTATTTGCCCAATAAGCAGCACTCATTTTTCCTTTAGCAATGTTTTTAGCATGCCTTGCTTTAAATGATTTTGCTCTTGGTGTGTTAGTTTTATCACCTGTTTTACCCTGCTGTCCAAATCTAATTGTCTTAACTTTACTGCCAACTTTAGCTACAACAACATGTGATTTAGTTTTATGTCCTTTAGTTCTTTTAGGTTTGTTATAACCACTCACCCCTGCTCTAGTTAATCTTGAATCTTTTTTAGATGCCATAATTACTCCTAATGTTTTCCGTTCACTCTAGACAAGCTTCCTTTTATTTCCGAAACTTGATTGTCCAAATCATTAATTTCCTTCGTAAGTGAATCAAACTTTCTGTCAAGTTTGTCGTCACTTTTATTCCAGCGGTTAATAAGCTTAATAACCATACTT